CTTTTACTTCATCTTTATTTTGGCCGAGATTACCAAGAATATCTCCTGCTTCTGCCCCTGCTTTTTTAAGACCTTCTGTTATACCTGTAAGAGCAACCTTTGCTAATGCCATTTGACCAGCATTCATTTCACCTTGTGACCAACTAGTATTATTGCTATCACCGATTCCTGCTGGTATAGGAAGAACTACTTTTCCAAGACTCTTTCTATTACCAACTCTTTCACTTGGACCTAAGCTTCCTTTTGAATCGACAAGTCCTTTAGCTTTGTATTCCATCATAGTAAACCAGAGGGTGTCCTGATTTTCTTTTCTTAAAGTAGTTGGGTATACTAAAACCCCACCAAAACTAGTTCTAGTTCCTGCTGCTGCTTCTGCTGGTTCTAGACCATTGCTATCGTCATCATCATCACTTACACCTACATCGTTATTATTAGTTTTCTTAATACCAGCATTACCACCTTGTCTATTTTGATTACCTGCTAGTGGTCTATTTCCTTGCCCTCGTAATCCTGCTGGTCTTGGGTTATTTTTACCAGAATCTACTGCTACATTATTAGAACCTGAGACTTTATTAAGTGCTGCTTTTTCTTGTGCAGTAGTTGCAACATCACTACTTATTGATTTGACGGCGAGGCTAGATGCTTTTGCAACAGAAGATTCATATTTTTTTGCTGTTGCAGGGGCATTGTCATTCCATATTATTTTTCCTGGATTACTAGCACTTTGAGAACCAATAACTACCCCATCACTTCCCTTAGCATCAGTATATTGTATAATTTCTGTTGTATATGATGGAGGATCACCAGCATTTTTAGTAACTCGTGTTGAAGTATAGAGAGTAGTCTTATTCCTAACATTAGGACCGACTCTTATTCTTGCTATTTGACTAGTGACCGCCATTACTTATAACTTTTTTTATTATTTAGCGAGGATTGAGTATGTATTTCCCATAAGGTATAGCAAGGAGGTCATCAAGTTCATTATTCTGTACAATATATAATTGTCCTGCAAGTTCATTCCATGTGTAGTTCCTTGATTTTCTCCAATGAAAGTTGAGACCTTTGAATCCCCATCTCTCTAATGAAGTACAAGCAATCAGAGGATGTTGATCATAAGTTTCGCCAGGAGTCTTGGCATTATATACAAAGGTATAGAACTTTCCTACTTCTGGTATGGGAGTTACTGTATCATTCAATGCCTCCATAATTTCCAGCATCATTTCTTCTGGATCATTAGTTCGATTATTCAGATCACTTAAATATTCTCTTACACGATTATCTTCCTCCATTTGCGCATCATTAAATCCGAAGGAGTCTGTCATGATAGTATGCCTAGTTCTCTTTCTGTGATAATTTTAAATTCAATTCTTTTATCTTTACACCATTCACTTGCTGCTTTCCATTTTGCTTGGTTCATAGCATAGGTTTTACATTCGTAGAGGTATGATTGTGTCACCTTTTTTCTTTTCTTGGGTGGTCTTGTTTGTTTGGCAGGTTTAACTTCGATTACATATGTTTTAATATCACCATTACTTTCTTTTACTTTGATTATAAAGTCTGGAAAGTATCTGCGAACTTTCCCATCAGGAGCAGGGTAGGGGATCGAAAACTCTTCACTCCCCCATTGTATAATGTTTTCATTTAGGTCACAATATTTACAAAATCTAGACTCCCAAGAACTACGACAAATAATATTATTAATATTACCTTTGTATTTTCTGGGACGAGTGGGTTTAAAAATACTTTTTTTACTTTCAGCCATCTCTTATACATAATATATAATGTCAAATAGTATTTATAAATGCCTATTAGAAGGTCAGTCTCAGACATTAAATCAAACTTACTCGCACCTGCACTAACTTCTCATTTTGAAGTTGGGATAGATGTTCCTAGTGGTCTTAGTTCTTGGAGAGGACAGAGAAGGCAGGGTAAAATTCAATTAATGTGTTCAGAAGCAAGTCTTCCAGGTTCTTCTCTTGCAACACACCAGATTGATAATGATTTTCATGGAGTAACTGAGAGACATGCATACAGAAGAATATATGATGATAGACTTGATTTAACATTCTATGTTGATGCTAAAAATTATTTACCTATCAAGTTCTTTGAGGATTGGATATCATATATTACCAATGAGAATAAGGGTGCTGCTAAATCTAATTCATATACTTATAGAATGAAATACCCAGACACATATACTGTAGCTGGATTGGAAGTGACAAAATTTGAGAAAGATTATAATCAAGCATTAACATATCAGTTTATAAAGAGTTATCCTATTCAGATAAATTCAATGCCTGTATCCTATGATGGATCAGATCTATTGAAGTGTAGTGTTGCAATGACATATATTCGTTATGTAGTAGATAGTAGAGTAAGATCAGAAGGTGGTTTATTAAGTCCTCTTCAACAAGCACTTGCAAATGCTGCGGGTAACTTTGTTGATTCAGCAGTGGATAGATTAACAGGTAATGATATGTTAGGAGATATTGCGGGAGGGATCACTAGAAATCTCTTCTAAATAAAGACACTGACGTTGTTATAGGATATTATGCCTTTACCAAAGATTGCGACCCCGACATATGAGTTGGAACTACCTTCAACAGGAAAGACGATTAAATATAGACCATTTCTAGTTAAAGAAGAAAAGGTTCTTGTAATTGCTCTTGAAAGTGAAGACACAAAACAAATTACAAATGCTATTAAAGCAGTATTGAAGAACTGTGTTCTTACAAAAGGAATTAAAGTAGAAACTCTTCCTACATTTGATATTGAATTCTTATTTCTCAACATCAGAGGTAAGTCTGTTGGAGAAGAGATAGAAGTTAATATTGTTTGTCCTGATGATGAGGAAACAAATGTTCCTGTCTTTATTGATTTGGATTCTATTCAGGTTAAGAAGGATGATAATCATACTCCTCAGATTAAGTTGGATGATGATTTAATGATGGAGATGAAGTATCCTTCATTAGAACAATTCATTAAAAACAACTTTGACTTTGATGATAAGAATGCAATGGATCAATCCTTTGATTTGATTGCTACCTGTATTGATAAAATTTATAATGAAGAAGAGGTATGGGCAACTGCTGATTGTACCAAGAAAGAAGTAAAGGATTTTCTTGAGTCAATGAATTCATCACAATTCAAAGAGATTGAAAAGTTCTTTGAGACTATGCCTAAATTGAAGCATACTATTGAGGTTACTAATCCTAATACTAAAGTTACGAGTGAAGTGGTACTAGAAGGGTTAGCATCTTTTTTCGGGTAGCGATGGTGCATATGAGTTTGGAGAGTTACTTCAAACTTAACTTTGCTTTGATGCAGTATCATAAATATAGCTTAACAGAGATAGAAAATATGATGCCTTGGGAACGAGACATTTATGTGGGTCTTCTCCAACAACATCTTGAGGAAGAAGAACTAAAACGTAAACAGCAAAAAGCGAATGCCTAGTCACTATAACCCTGACGAATTTTCAAAGTTACATAAGACCGTAAGTAAGTCCTTTGCAATGCAGAGGAAAACTTTGGTTAGGGTTCTTGGGCTTGAAGGTAGAGTAAGTGAGTTAGAAGCACAACAGGCAGCAGAGGAACAGGCACAAGAAGGTATAGATGAGATATTAGATGAGATACATGGAGACAAACCAAAGAAGAATCCAGCAAAAAAGAAGAGACCTGCGAAACCTGTAGGTAAAAAGATACCAAAGAAGAAACCAGTAGCAAAGAAGAAAAAGATAAGTGCTAAAGATATAAAGAGAGGAACCTCTCAAGAAACTATTGGTGAAAGAATTGATAGGTTAGAACAAAATGCACAGGAAAGTGCTGCAGGTGATGAACGTAGACAAACTTCTGTTTATCAGGAGGATGTGCATGGTGTTACTTCTACAGGAGAACAGTTAAGTGGTGCAGACAGGAAGAAAAGATTTTTATTAAGAAAGAAAGGTATAAAGGTAGAGGACATTAAGAAAGGAACATCTGTGCAAGGAGCAGAGAATGTTGCACCTAATAATGAAGTTACTGATCTTGCAAAACGCCAAGCAGCAGGAGATTTGCCACAGGGAGT